CCGACATAATCGCCCACCGCAATCGCGGTGCTCGAGCCATCGGCGATGGCATAGGAGCGCCCGACGTGCATCACCGCCGCCGCTTCGCCCTGTTTCGGCTTGTTCTGCAAGATGCCAATCGCGGCATCAGTCGCGGCATTGGCGACATTCACCGTATTGGCCGCGGTCAGCTCGACCGCGTACCACTGCTTGGTCGAGAGATCGGCGGCGGCAATAAAACTGTCTTCCCAGATGCTGATGGAGCCCATCGGCTAGTCCCTTTCTTCGCGTTGCACGCTGCGTCCGTGCGCCTGGTACAGATCCGGCCGCTCGGCAATGGCGCGTTCGAGCCCTTCCGCCTCGGTCTTCACCACCCCTTTGGCCACGTAGGAGCGTCCTAGGGCTTCAAGCTGCGCCAGGGGCGCCGCGCCTCCACTCGGCACGCCATCACGGCCCCACGTTCTGGTGAGCCCGGCCTGCCGTCCCAACTCGTCAGCGGCTTTGAACAGCGTGTCGAGCCGCTCTTGCACCGGCGGCGGCAGCGTCGCCAGGCCCTTGAAGACCTCCCAGTCGTCATCGGGATTCACCGGGAGGAACTTGAAGCTCCGCGCTTTGGCGATATACAGGACCTTTTCGCGCTCGGCCTTCTCCAGCGCCACCGCCTCTTCGGCCCGTTTGGCCCGGGCTTCTTGTTCCTCGAAGCGCTTGCGGAACGTGTCAGGGACGCCTTTCCAGAGGTCCTCAGGATCAGGCGGGGTTAGCTTTGTCACCTGCTCGGTGAGGGTGGCAATCTGTGTTTTAGCCTCATTGAGTTGCTTGATAACGGCCTCATGGGCGGCTTTGTCCACCGTGTCAGCCATCTCCTCCTCCTCTGGCGGCGCGCTCTTGTAGAGCAGCACGTGCGCTTCCTGGTTGGCGCCCTTCGGGACCAGGGCAATCTTGGTAATGTGGAGAGCCTTCAGCCGTGTCGCCACGCTACACCTCCTCCCGCACGCCACGACCTTCAAGACTGAACATCAGCAGCCCGCCCTCCTTCGCCTGCTGGTAGTCGGCATGGGCGGGCAGGTGATAGCCCACCCAGGCCCCGAGCGGCACGGTGCCGGCGGGAATACCCATCTTCTCCACCTTCTCCGGCGTAAACACCAGGGCTTCGACGAGGCGGCCACGCGTGGCCCCGGCGTGATCAAAATTGAGTTCGCCCGACTCACGCACATAGGCGTACATGGCGTCTTCGAGGTCCTCGATGGCGATCACATCGCCCTGCAGGTCGATGACCGGCGTGCCGTCTTTCGTCACCGCCACGCTTGCCCAGCCAAAGACGAGCTGGCGCGCATCGTCGGCTTTCGTAATGGGGATCTGCATGGTGGCCTGGGCCTTCTCGATCTCATGCCACATCTTGGTGTCGGGGTCCTGCCGGTAATGCTGTTTGATCTGTGCCCAGGCGGAGGCAAAGGCGCGTTCCGTGCTCATACCGCGCTCTTCCTGGCTGTTGACCACGTGCAGGAACATGCGCTGGGCTTTGGCAGGCAGGTGCGAGCGCACCGCCTCGGGGAGTTCGCTGACACTACGGTAGGGCATCGCTCACGCCTCCAGGATGGCAAACAGGCCGGCCCCACTGCGGCCACCGCCGGGCGCATCGGTCTGGACTTCCACGTGGTAGTCGCCCGGCGTGGTGGCGGTTACCCCCACGACCAGGGTTGTGAGCTCGGTTGGACTGACGAACACCGTCGTTTCGAGCCCGCCGTTGAAGACAATCTGTGAACGCGGCGTGAACGAGTGGCCGGTCACGGTGAGCGTCACATCGTCGCCCCCGGCCACCATACTGCGGGGAGCTACGGCGGTGAGGACAGGCCGTGGGGCGTCACCCAGGTCGGTATAGTTGACGACCTCCAGCACCCGGCCAAAGAGCCGCGGCAGCTCGGGCACGAGCGCCTGGACGGCCTCCAGGCTGTACGGCGTCGTCCCCAGCAGACTCAGGATCCAATTCATCACGGGGTCCGAGCCGCTCATATCCAGGGCATCACAGGTGACCGCATGCAGCGTATCACCAATCAGGCCGGTGATCAGGAGGGCAGGGGGCATAGGCGGTTCCCCAAAAAAACGGCGTGCCAGAGGGCTATCCCCCCAGCACGCCTATCGGTCTTCGATTCAGCGCGTTAGCGGAGCTGGTCGCTGATCGTCGTATAAAGACACTGCACCTGATGGTGCGTGATCACAATTTCCACGCGGCCATAGCCATGGGCCACGACCTGCGCCACCGCCACACAGATTTTCTGCGCCAGCAGGGGATCAATCGCGACAAGTCTAGCGAGACCATCCTGTGGTGTCAATGGGTTGTACGGGGTGGCGGCGTCGGACATGCGTCTGCCCTAGTCCGCCGCCAGCAGCGACGGCGTGTATGGCGACAGACGACGGCGGGTGAAGCCCAAAACAGTACTGCATCTGCAGTGTACATGGACCGCCGGATGCATCACCGGGCCAATCGGCGTCTGAAACGGTTCTCGCAACCCCACGCCGTCCGGGTTCATCCCCGGAATGGCGCGACAGATAGAACACAATTTTTCATCTGGCGTGAGCACCCAGTGTCTTCGTGCCCGCCCACTGTCCAACAACCCTTCCCGCTCGGCAGCTTCCCACAGCGCCTGCTGGCCGGCGGCCGCCGCAGTGATCGACTCCGTGCGCGCGATCATCTCTGCACGCTGGCGCAGGAGTTGTCCGGCCTTGCGCTCGACCCGTGCCACAAGCCTGTCGCCGGTCGCCCCACGGCTGAGGAGGCCATTGCGGAAGCGCTCGACCTGCCCGACCTGGCGCGGCGTCAGCCCGGTGAGCGCCCGCACGTGCTGCGCCTGCTGGGCGGGCGTCTGGAGCGGCGTGGTGATCGGCACCTGCGTGAGAATCCCCCGGACCTCCTGTTGGAGCTGCCCGATGGTGCGCCCGTGCGCCATGGCATCGCGTACCGCCGTCCCGAGCGCCTCACGGGTGGTCTGCGTGATCTGGGTCACGAGCTGCCCGGCGTGTTGTTCCGCCCACAAGGCTGACCGTGGACCCATCAGATCCCCCGTGAGGCGCGTCGTCACCTGCTCGGTGGGAATCCGTAACCGTTCCAGACTGGCCGTAAAGCTCGTACGTGCCCGCAACGCCGCCTGCTGAAACACCTCCTGCAACACCGGCTGCACCTCGGCGGCGATCTGCGCCCGCACCACCAGATCCCAGGCATCCGCCAGGGCGGTGGCGATCTCGGGTTGGGAGAGCGAGGGCAGCAGATGTTCCAACGTCTCGCCGGTGAGGCCGTGTTGCGCCTGGGCGAGGATGTCGCGGAGCCGCCGCCCAAGCTCGGGGCGCAAGCGGTCGGCAATGGCATGCAGGGCACGCCAGGCGGCTTCGTCGCCAGCGGGAAGTCGCCGCACGGCAGCGGGGACGGGGGCTTTGCGGACAGCAATCCAGTGCACTAGAGCACCGTCTCCTCTTTCGCCGGCCACCCGGCGCGCCGGCGCACCTCGTTTTCGAGATCGCTGAGATCCAGCCCGGCCTGGCTGTAGCGCACAATGAAGTTGCCGAGTTCGTCCAGGTCCACGGTTTCAACATCGCCTGGCTCCAGATGCGGCAAGGTCTCGACGGGCCAGCCATTGAGCGCCCACAGGGGCGGGAAGACCTGTTCGGTGAACACCTCCGCGATGCTCGAACAGATGGCCCCGACGCCCATCGCCAGCAAGTTCGTCTTGCTCGACGCCAGGGCAAACGAGCCGACGCGCTCATGGCCGAGCAAGAGCACATCGGTGAGCAGCGCAATGGCCTTTTCGCGGTTGTAAAATTCCAGGACCTTCGTGGTGTCGAATTGGCGCGTCCCGCCACTGGAGAGCAGCTCCAGGCGGTAGAGCTCTTTCTGCGTCGTGGGATCGTACTGGAGCGGCAGCACCACGCCTTCCTGCTCGCCCCGGCGGATGTTGGTCACGATCTTTTTATAGGCGGCAAACGCCGCCTGGTCCTCCGCGCTGGCGGTGGGGCTCATTATCTCGCCGGGCACGTACATGACCGGCAGCCCGGCCAGATCGCGCTCGATGCCGATGCCTTGCAACTCCTCGATACGACGCGACATATACCACGGGCGGTAGACGGAACGGAGCAGGCTCCGACCCTCCGGCGAGCCTTTGTGCGCCAGCGGGCGAAACAGCGCGGCTTTGGCCATGGGAATCGTGTACAGCCCGCCGGTCACCGGATCGCGCTGCACCATGCCCCGGAGCTGGTTGGTGTCCTGATCGATGTCCCAGTGGTCGAGGGTTTCCTGGGCACGGATCGGCAGAGAGTGCCAGCCCCACTGGCCATCGGCGTAGCGGCTGCGGGTCCACGGGTCGGCGGTCCAGCCCTGGCGCCGTTTGAACACGACTTCGTGATACGCCCAGCCCGCCCAGTTCATGCTCAAGATTTCTTGCAGTAAGGCATCCCAGCCCCCGGCCAGGTCGGTCAACAGGGCGTCCTTCACCCAGTCGGCGGCCTGCTGGGCTTCTGGCGTGTCCTCGCAGGGCATCACCGTCCAGGTCACCTGACGCACCAGCAGGCCAATGGCGAGGAGCGAGGCGCCAATGATCGGATCATTCTGGCTCATCTCGCGGTACACCTGGAAGCCGCGCCAGCCCTGGAGCGCTGGCAGCCATTCTTCCTGCAGCACACCGCCCCACTGCCTGAGCCCGGTCGTGCCCAGGATCACCGGAGGCCGCGGCCGGCGTGTCGTGGTCGTGCCGTTGGTCGTCAACGTCTCGGCCATGCTATCCCCTCCAATGACTGCGACTGGTCACACTGCCGGGCGCCACCGCCTTGGGCCGCGCCGGCGGGGCGAAGCTCACCCCACAGGCATCGGCGATGTCTGGGCTCTGCACGCCCCGGGCCGCCAGCTCGTCTTTACTCTCGACCACAATGCGCCCTGACGAATCCAGATGACTTTTCGGCGTCGCCAGCTCCCCGGCCAGGTCCTCGGCCAACGCTTTGTCACAGGCGAACACCGGGGCGTCGTCGCGCAACCAGGCGGCCATCTCTAACCACAGGTGATCGCGCAACGTGCGGCCCTGCGGCTCGCCCTTCTTCCGCGGCGGCGCCGGCAACGCGACGTTCACGGCCACGAGCGGCAGCCGGTGCCAGCCGCGCCGGAGCATGAACGTGCGGACGGCCTCGGCCAGGCCCGGCGTATGCGGCGTGATCTCGGCCAATCGGTCGTAGACCCCTGCTCCCATCCCAATGCTATCAATATAGATCTCGTCGGCTTCCCAGTCCACCAGCGCCGTGATCACACAGCCCACGGTGACCATGGTATCCTGCCGGCTGTAGATGCGGGCGTGCTCCACGAGCGGGCCCTGCCGCAACACCAGCGCCGTACGGTTCGTCCCCATCCGCGCCACGTCCACGCCTACCCGCCTGGGACCGGTGACCACCTCGGGGCGCTCACGCGCCAGCGCCGCCTCGCAGTGGGCGAGCGGGATCAGTGCATCGTCGTCGGCCTCGGGAAATTCCCCGTCGGCGCGCACCCGCACGACGTTGGAGCCCTCCCCAAACTTGGCCACGAGGCCTGCACGGTAGTCTGGGGCACACAGCGGCGAGTCCTGCGAGCGGAAGTGCAGCGCCGTGTACTGCGCCCGGCGGCTGCGGTGCGAGGCGGCAAAGTAGCCCGTGTTCCGGGTGGGATTGCCGAGCATGAGGAGCCGGGCGCCCTGGCTGCCTAACGCGCCTTCGGCCACCTCGAAGATGCGGTCATCGATGCCACTGGCCTCATCGACCACGAACAGCAGCGGCGACGGGGCCTGGCTCGCCAGGCTGGTCCCATCCTCCGCCACCGTGATGGCGGTCGCGTGAAAGCCCTGGAGGGCTTCCGGCGCTTCCTTCCGGGCCGTCCGGGCCACGGCGAACCATTCGAGCGGCGCCCCCCGATCGGAGACGCGATCCTGCGTCAGCCGAAACAGCGTCGAGAGCCACAGCCGCCGGGGATCACCGCGCTGCTGGCTCTGCAGATCGGCTTGCCGGAGCCACTTGCCCAGTTCGCCCCAGAGCACCTGGCGGAGTTGCGCGGAGGTGGGCGCGGTACAGGGAATACGGGCCATGTCGTGCGTTTCGAGCTGCCACCAGATGAGCGCGGCCGCGGCCGCCGATTTGCCGATATTGTGGCCGCTGCGCACGCTGACCTTGGCGCCCTCGGGGGCGAGAGCCTCCAGGATACGGCGTTGCTGATGCGTCGGCGTGAGGCCGAGGCGTTGCGTGGCGTAGAGGACCGGGTCGTCA